CCTGAAGCCGCCCTCTCCAGGCGTTGAGCGGCACGACATCAGCTTGCATTTAACTGCTCCATGACATGGGCAACGGCGTCATCGCCGGTTTCGTCTGTTGATCTTGCGAGAATATACAGCCCACCGGCTGCGTTAAGAGCGCGTGCGAAATTCTGTTGTTTAGGGCGCCACGCATCACGACCAACCTTGGCCTCTATGCCGATCATGCGTCCGTTAGGCTTAAACGACAGCAGAATGTCAGACGAACCGGGTAGCCCGTAGCGCAGCATGCGGTCATCGACCCGTGCGGCGCCTGTCGCATTGCTCCATGCTAAACCGTATGGCGATACCGCAAGCAACAGGCGTTTGACTAGATCCCCGTGTGTCATCGTGATGCCCTCCACTGCTGGCGTTGCTTCATTATGTGCCCTGCCCATGCAGCGGGGTGTTTATACTTGCGCGAGCGTCCGAGCGCGATCAGGTCTTCGAGCGTCCTGGCCGATTTAAGCTCGTCCTTCTTTTTCGCACGAATTGCGTCAAGGTCTACCACCTCAAGCTCGCCGTCAACGTATTCCACTTCGCGCCCACCAGTCGGGTAGACATATCCGCAACCCGGGCACTGAGGCTCCGGCGCGTGAACACGATAGCACTCTGGGCATTGCTTAGTCGAAACTTCGGACTTGGCGCCCTTCTTTTTCTTGGGCCTGTCCTCTAGGTTCCATTCGCGCTCATCATCGGGAAGCCCATGCCGCATAGCGTTTCCAGCATGGTCAAGAATGATAGCGCCGCCACCATCTGGTTTAGGCCTCAATCCTCGACCGATCTGCTGAAGATGCAACGAAAGCGACTGTGTAGGGCGCAAGAGAATAACAGCCTCCACGGTTGGGACATCGAATCCCTCGCCAAACAGATCGGCGTTGCTAAGCACCTGAATTGCTCCGCTGGTGAAATCTGCCACGATTGCATCGCGCGTTCCCGGGTGCGTGCTGCCATCAACGTGAGCCGCCGATATGCCAGCCTCGTTAAACTGCTCGGCAACGTGCTTGCTATGCTCGATCGAGACGGCGAACACGATAGCGCGCTTGCCCGCCGCCAGTTTCTTGTAATGACCAACGACATTGCCAACCACCGAAGGCTTGTCCATTACCTTGGCTAGGTCGTCGCGTTTGAAATCACCGGCCTGCGTGCCAACCTTGCCCACGTCTTCAGTCGATGGCGCGTAAAGCGTGTAGTCGCACAGCGAACCATTCTCCATGAGGTCCGAAACCGATGGCCCTTGAACCATGCTATCGAACCACTGGCTAAGGCCGCGACCATCCAGCCTCCAAGGCGTAGCCGTCAGGCCGACGATCTGAGCGCGCGGGAACGCATCATAGATTTGCTGATATTGCGACGCGCCCATGTGATGACACTCGTCAAAGATAATCAGATCGGGCGGCGGCAGTTTACCAAGCCGTCGCGCCATCGTCTGCACGGACCCAACCTGCACCATCGCGTCTTTATCGCCAATGGATCCACCCATAACCAAAGAATGCGGAATTTCCATCGACCAGAATGTGCGACTAGCCTGCAAGATAATCTCACGACGATGAACCACCCACCAGCAACGACGTCCGCGTTCTGCTGCTGTCTTAACCATGTACGCGCTTGTGACAGTCTTGCCGCCACCAGTTGCAAGTTGCACCAACACAGTCCGATCCATAGAACGAAATTGCGTGCGAATGTCAGTGATAATCTGTTGCTGATAGTCTCTGAGTTCGATCATTGATCCGCCCAATCCGTGCCGACTGTTTCGGGAATAAAAACCTGTATCTTGATCGGCGTTGGCTTTGTTACCAGACGATTCGCGAGGCCGTAGCTATAGGCGTGGCCTGTGTAGCTGGCGTCGTTGTCGCCGTAGATATTGGTCTGCGTTACTTCGGGCGGCGGCTCCCACTTCCCCAGGTTGTTTGCGCTGATAAGCGACCAGCATGGTACGGCGAACCGGCGCGAGACAGACAGCGCGGTCTCAATACCCTCGGCAACGCCCAGAGTTGACGCGATCGGTCCGAGACGGATGGCGCAACCGGCTGGCAAAGGACCCGGCATCATAGCGCGATAGGCTTTCTTGCCCTCATGCAAAAAGGTTCGGTGGATATTCGTACCATGCCCGTCCGCGTCGTCGACCTTGGCGATCATTGCAGGCAGATACTCAAGCTCGTGCTTGGTCGCGCGCATGCGAGGCATGAAGCGCAGCACGGGCGGATAGGGTGGCTCGATACCGCGCGACCGGAGATAGGCCTCAGCAAGCGTTCCAGCGATGGGTACGGATGCCGACCAAACCTCGCGCATGTCGCGCTTGCACTTCTCATCATCGCGCGCTGGCTTTGATGCAACGAATGTCGCTTCTGGCAGCAACTCACGGACGCGATTAGCCGTGTCTGGGAAGCTCATTCCCGTAATCAGCATCGCCAGTTTAACGCCGTCACCCGCGCCGCACTGGTTGCAGATCCACGTACCAAAACCTTCTTTGTCGTCGAACCGCGCACGGTCCTTGCCGCCGCACAGGGGGCATGCGCGCTGCTTGCCATCAAGGAATGTCGTAGGAACACCAAGCAACGGAAGAATGGAGCGCCATCGCCCCTTCGCCTGCTCGCGCAGCTCTGGCATCTTGCGGAATGACCCCCGCTGGGCTAAATCAGTCATGTCGCGCTCCTTACAAGCGGTGATAGTCGGACCGCCACAGTCCGCATTTTAGCCCCGGGTCGAGCTAGTCTCCCCGGGGCTTTTTACTATAGCGTGGTTTTCGTACGTTGCAAGGTTTAGTGTCGCTGCGTGGTAGCCTGCGCGACGGTCATTACCGGCTTTGCGTGGTGGCGGGGTTTCATGCGATGATGCGGTAACCAACGATGTCGCTACCTCCCCCCGTATGCTTCCAAATATTAGGCCCCGGCACTGCGTCACCCCAGTATCCAGCAGGAGAGGGGCCATCGTAATCAAATGTTTCTTTGTATCCATCCCTAAAGATTACCAAAACTTTGGTATCATCAGAAACAGGTTGAGGGCCACCATCATGGTATATCCAGCCGTCCATATCACTCACTCCCTCTAGTCAAAAAGTCCCCAGGCACCGCAACCCCGCGCGATGCCGCCAGCGCAGCAACTCGAGCGCGCCACGGCCATGAGATGCCGCGCGTGGTCCAGTGGTAGACGCTCTTGGTTGTGCGGTTCAGGTCGCGGCCTACGGATGCACAACCGCCTAGTGCGGCGATGATGTCGCGGTCATGCATCGTCAGGATCCGAAAACACACGGAGGTCTGCAATTGTCTGCTCTATCAGCGGCAAATACGGATGCCGTTCGAGGTCATCGGCTTTCACGTCATTGCGAATGAACTTGGCATACTGTTCGAGAAGATAAGCAGCCGTAGACAGTTCGGCTTTGTCAGTAACGTCAAGAATTGCAGCCACAGCCGCCTTCTCGCCATAGTGCGCCAGATCGCCGGGTTCGCGATGCTCGTTAAACAAGGCGCGTGCCTGTTCCGGTGTCATTCCCCAGCCTCCCCATCATCAGCCTGTGGCGCAGGCGTCAACTCGGCAATGCGCTGGTCATATGCGTTCATCACGTCAGCATGCAGTTCCGGCTTGCTGGTGATGAGCTTAGCCATGGCCTTCTCCGCACCCTTCTGAAGCGCGTCTAGGGCATCGGCGTCTTGGGCTTGCCCAACCTCAGCGATGTGGCTTGCGGCCCATTCCTCTGCGGTCTGACGGGGCTTCGGCGCAGGTTCGGCCTGCTTCTGCTCGATCACCAACGGCTTGACGGTAAACATCGCCTTCTTGCCCTTGGTCGCGGTCAGGGCGATCACAAGATCGCGCTCCAGGTGCGACATGCGGCTGATACGAACACCGCCGACAGCCATGCCGCCCCACTTCACAGAAGGATCAAGATACAGTTCAACGTACCGGCCAGCGTAAGCCTTGGCATCCGGTCCCCATGCGAAGACGAGAACGCGGCTCATGCTCTTGCACGGCTTCCACGGCTTGCCGTCGTCGTCCTCATAGCGGACGGTAACAGGCTGTTCGGTACCGGGCGAGATAAGCACCTCCGTGACACGGATGATGCGAGGCCCTGACAGCAAACTATCCGCGTTCAGCTGGTCACTTTTAGGGGTTATCACTGAGTTCATGTCGGTCATGCTTCATCTCCTGTTGATCTGTGAAACTCGCCAAAATGATGACGAGACGCTTCTTGGTAGGCCGCTCCGGCTTCGTCTTCCGTTGCAAAGCGACCAAGGTATTTTAGTTTCCCGTTGAGGCGGATTGCCGACCTCCACTGGTTCTTATTGCGAGTGCCGACAGAGCCGTCAAACCACACTCCCTTATGGACGGATGTGCCGCCCTTTTTAGGAGCACGATTCATCATATTCTGAAGCTGTGTGGCAGTCCTAAGGTTAGAACGCTGATTGTTGAGGCCATTACCATCCTTGTGATCGGTAACAGAGCCTTCAGGTGTCTCGTTTATAACCCTGTGCATCAGGACTAGTTTTCCTTGGTCGTGGCGCATCGCATAGAAACTATGACTACCTTTCTGTGCGGACCATTTCCATTGAGATAGCCATTCATAATCGACGTCATCTACGATCGCACTCTGCCCCTGCGATAGGGGAATAAGGCTAGGCATACATTTCTTGCTCCACGATACGTTCCGTAGGAACTAGGTCAGCGGCAACGCGCTCATAGATAGCGCGCTTCTCCACAATCTTTGCTTCGAATGCCGTAGCAGCAGCCACGATAGCATCCTGAACTACTTGGTCGGCGTGGACCCTGATGACAGCGAGAGGCAGGCCACCGCTGTACGAAATCAGGTCACACCACTTACGCCCCGTCACCAGCATACCGGTCTGGCACTGCATCAGGTAGTCGGGCACAGGCTCGCCAGTTGCGACGTTCTCGACGATCGTCTGAACTTGGAAACGCTGGCGACGGCTCTTGCATTCGATAAGCCCTTCATCCCCGACCAGATCGTCAGGCGAGTAGCCTAGCGTAAAGCCCCACTGGTCGTTTGTGATGAAGCCCATACTCTGCGTGTCGGCGTAATGCTCGCGATATAGATCACGGGCGCGCACTTCGTCGACGTTGCCGCGTAGCATATCGTCTGAGATATACTGAGGCTCGACGTACCCACTAACGCGCTGTGCAAGTAGCTCCCAGACGTGAGCACGGGTCTTATCGTTGTCTGCAACCTTGAGCGTCGGGGTGATGATCTTGTGAACCTCAGAAGCAGTCAGAATGCCAAGTCTGGCATCCAACCACGCCTGTTCTCCTTGGATTAAGTCCTTGTGATATTTGATCGTCATATCCGTTCCTCATCTCAGGAACCATAGATTTAGTCGCCATCTTGGCGAATGTCAACGCATAAAAAAGGGCCGATGTTACCCGGCCCCTTTGTCATCTCAACCGTGTTCGTGTTAAGCTGCCCACCTCTTGCTCATCCGCTCCCGCCGCTCCCGAATCTCAGTAACGCGCTCGATCAACTGCGCATCGGTCAGAACGCCAGGGACATTCCCGCACAGCCAGAACTTGCCACCCTGAGTAGCCACACGTTCCGCGTTACACCTCACGACCGGTTTATATCCCTCCTTCTGCAAAAACGCCTGCGCCTCCCCTTCTGGCGACGTATCGCGGCCCGCGCTGATATCCGACACGGCGGTCTTGTAGCGGTCGCGGGTGAACTTTTGGGGCTTCTCAGGTGCTTTGCGTTCGAAGTCCACTGTGCGGATGTTGCGCCCCTTCGTAGGACGCTTAAGACCCTTTGCAGCAACCCAGCGTCGCATTGTCTTGGCACTGACACCGTAATGCTTAGCCAGGAACGACAGCGGGTTGTCGGTCCACATCTCGACGAAGTCATCGGGGATAGGCTTCATCGGCATGCGACGGCTTTGGGGCGTGCCCTTGCTGAACCGGTTGCGATCGACGGCATTGCAGACGCGCTTACGACCGATGCCCATCTTCTTGGCGATCACGTCGTAGGAGTGGCCCTGCTCAACCAACAGCTTGAGGGTGGCCAGTGCTTCCTCTGTCCATGCGCGCTGGTGAACCGACACGCCAGACATACGACGCCAGCGCATGATCGTGTGACGTCCAACGCCGTACATCTCCATTTGTGCTGGCACCGTGTTGTGGAGGTGGTCGCGAAAGTCGGCGGGGAGGGGGTTTTTCAGGGGGGTCATGACTGGAGGGCCTTCTTTATAGCTGCACGTGCGGCAATGACTTTGGCTTCATCTTCAGGATCCCAAAAACCGGCATCCCCGCTGTGAACCATCGCGACGTAATCATCAACGAAGACCATCAAAGCCTCCAGCAAATCCGGTGCCGCTGCTGCCAAGGTTGCGTTAGCGATGTCATGACCGCCGACAAGGATGTCATCCATACGGGCAGCGTTACCGGGCCTTGGTGCGCCGATATATACCGGGCCGCTAATTAGACCGCACACGCTCCAAGGCCCCGGCGTTCCCTTAAACTCGCTCACATCTCATCTCCCGATGCACGCGCAAATGCGCTGAAAACCAAACCAACAACAATGCTAAGGGCAATCCAGATGATTGCGCCGATAATCCAGGGGTTCACAACGCATTCTCCTTGGCTGGTCCATAAATCGTGATGCTGGTTTTGTTGCGACGCACGCTGAACTGCATACCTTCCCAAACCTCTTGGCCTTGCGAGTAGAATGAAATGCAGGCGATCCCATCATCTGACCAGTTATAGCTAGGTGCAGTCACGATCTTCACGACGCGAGCAACCAGATGATAATCATCTGGGTCTGCGTTTACGATTACCTTCGGCCTACTCATGACATCACCTCCCTGACAATCCGTTCATTCTCGTCCTTGACCCAGTTACGGGCCTTTGCGCGCATCCTGTCACCCTGCGCCCGGACCTTCATCATCTTGGCCACAGCGGCCTCTAGGGGTGCCTGGAGGGGACCATACGCTACGATATCGCAAAGCTGTGCGCGTAGCTGGTGGTGATCGCCCTCCTGTATCGTGGCGATGTCTCCAGCGATGCCCCGGATCTGCACCACCACAGGCTTGAAGCCGCCCGTGTATATTGCGTAGTGGTTGGGTTGGAGTGCATTAGACACTGAACTTCTCCAGTTCTGTCAAAGCCTTTTCCAACCGACCGATAACCGACCAGCGGGCAGACTCTGGGTTGGTCTTCCACCGTGTGAACGTGGCGGGCGAAACCTTCACGCTCTCACACAGCTTATAGATGGGAATGCGAACGCCGTTGGCCCGCTCTCGGATTGCCGCGATGGCTTGCTGTTTTTCCATGACGGCCACAATACGCAAAAATAATGTGCTGTCAACGATTGACGAGCAATAAAATATAGCCCATACCCCATCCAACACGCAGCAAGGGAGCCGCTGAGATGAGCAAGCAGTACGGTACGCCGAATGACGCACAGTGGAACGCAGGCTATGACGCTTTCCGTCGTGGCGCAGTTATCAACGACTGCCCCTATACCGGCGTCAATGTCGATACGCCCGAATACACCGCATGGTGTGACGGTTGGAACGACGCAAAGCTCGATTGGGAGGACCGCTGAGATGACCCACGACTACGACGCCATGACCCGCGCCATCAAGGACGCGCAGTTAGGCACACAGCTACGTATCATCCGCCAGATCGTGGAGGCCAAGGACTTCCAGGATTTCACGTCCGACGCGCTGTATATGCTCGACGAGGCTCTGGACGACATGGATGCGCAGGCGGTGGATATGCTGAGGCAGGAGGATTTGGAACTGCATGGGCCGGAGGTAGAGGCATGAGCGGCGGGGATTATGGGTTTGCAGGAAAGGTTGTGGAAACCCTTACTCCAGAACAAGTCCGCGTAGGTATGCGGGTGATGTCCGCTCCTTTTACCATGCTTGAACTGTGGACCGCTTTGGGCAATGCGGGTGTGGAGTATTGGTCGCTTGCAGCAGCTTGGGGCCTTGCTTGGCAGGAACGCGATCTAGGCCGTGTAGAATGCCTTGACGTTAGAACCGGCAAGTGGGCACCGGTAGTAACACGAGACGCCGCATGACCCCCCGCCAGATCGGCGCCACCGACTACCAGCGGGGCCGGACGCGGGCACAGAACCCTTATCGCCTAGCAGGACCGTCACGGGCTGCATGGTTTGGGGGTTGGGATGATGCGCTCAGGGCAGAGAAACAGGAGATGGCAGCATGACGCGTCGTGAAGAATTAATATCTTTGGCAGAGCGCTGCGAAAGTATGGAAGGCGAAGACAGAGGCTTAGACACTTAAATATTTGATGCGCTTAATGGCGGAACAAGAGCAGGACGCTTTCTGCTTCCATGGGCGCACCGATACACGTCCTCAGTTGATGCGGCTATGACACTTATTCCAAAGCCTTGGGTGCTGGAAACGCTGTCAGATCATGGCACGGGAAAATGGGGAGCATGCCTCAATATCCCTATGAAATGGGACTGCGGGGCTTTTGCTCCTACAGCTGCCAGAGCGCTAACCTCCGCGTGCCTTCGCGCACTTTCTACTGAGGAGTCCAAGCTATGTTCATAAAGACCACCACCCACAAGCGCATCGTAGCGGAGAAGGATGAGGAGATTGCGGGGTTGATGAAGCGCGTAGCCAGTATGGGCTTCTGTATGGCTCAGGATGAAGACTTCATAGCTAGCCTGCAATCTCAGCTAGCCCCCTTCACCAAGATCCGTAACCGTGACAGTCGCGGACGCTTCATCAAGGACACCGTGGCATGACTATTGGAGACGGAATAGCAGTAGCAGCCCTCCCTATTGCAATGGCGATAATAGCGTGGGCTTGGGCTTGGGCACAAAGAGGACAACGCAAGTGATCTACCAGCGCCGCCACTCCCTCCACACCCGCGACAGGGACATTGCCAACATGCCACTACAGCCCGACCATGCAGGCGAATCCTGGTACGTTTCTCTTGCCCTGTGGATCGCAATGGTGCTTGTCATCGTGGCATGCGCTGTGGCATTCGCTTAATCCTTTAGGAGATGATGAGATGACCGATACGACAGACCAGCAAGCGGTGACGGTTGCGCAGGACGATGAATGGCATCGCGCTCTGGCAATCAAGCGTTACGCCGATCCCGCCGTGCAGCGCGTGTCCTACCTTCTCGCTTGTCAGCTTGGCTTGCTCGGAAGGGGGAAGTTGATCGACTTCCACGAAGGGCAGTGCGCCATATCGGCAGCCGAGAGCATGGTGCAGGATGTTCGGCGAGAAGACGCCCGCCTCGCCTCTGTATCATCCGCGAGTGCAGAACTACCGGGTGACGTGCGCGCGCTGGTGGTCGCGGCGCGCGAGTTTTGGGATGACGAGAACAGCGGGACGGTTCGAAGCCATGCGCTCGATAAGGCTCTGGAAGCGTTTTCCAGCCGCGTCCCCTATGACGGCGAACCCTCCCCCGAACCTGTACCCGCGACCAATCAGGCGGGAGAGGTGGAGGGTCTGGACGCTTACGACGCTGGCCTACTCGGTGATGGGGGCGGTGGCGATGTCGACTGGTGGCAGAACTATATCCGCGACGAGTTGGAGCGCGCGCATGAGTTCTACAGCGATCAGGTCGCGGGCTTAACTGCGCCGGTCACGACAATGCCCGAAGCCACAGTGTCCATAGTGGCGCGCACGGTTCGTCAGACCTTGCGCGATTACGGTCATGGCACTGCCGAGAGTTCGTTGCCGGAAACGATCGCGAGTGAAGTTGCCTCCGCCCTCGCTGCCGTACCGACGCCTTTGATAGTGGATGATCTGTCAGATGCGCTTTACGCATTGCGGCGTCACCTGAACCTCGTCGGCTACGCAATCAATGACCGCAATTGGCGCGATACCGAATCCGCTTACAACGCACATCGCGATAATCTCGACGGGATTTTAATTAAGAGACGCCGCGCCGCCCTCGCTACCCAGCCCGCAACGTCGCAGGAGGGGGAATGGGTGACGGTCCCACGCGAGCCAACACAGGACCAGCTTATTGCCGGGAACGGCATGTTCCACACGGGCGAAGTGCCGCTCAACATTTACCGCGCCATGATCGCCGCCACCCCGACGCCTCCCACCCTATCGGAGGACTTGCGGGATGTTGCGCGGGATGCCTTGGTCACTCTCGATAATATCGGAATGCAAGCCGGATTGGCAATTTGCGCCGAGGACGGCACGACGGGCGGGGATGTCCTCACAGTCGTCGAACGCCTCCGCGCCGCCCTCGCACAGGTGAAGGCATCATGAGCGGGGCTGTCGAAGGGGTGGCGCTGCGTGAGGCGCTTATGGCATGGGAGCCGGACGGGGATGATCGGGTTCGTCCGCTGTTGCTTGCGGAAGCAGACCGTCGCGACGCGCTCGAATACAACCTCACCGACGCAAACCACGTCATCGCGTTCCTGCTGCATCGCCTAGACGCCTCCCTCACCACACCCCCAGCGCGGTCCTATGCGGCTGCGATCGAGGACGCGGCGAAGGTGGCGGACGATTACGCACTAGGCGCCCTTGAGGGTGGCGAGCCGTTAATCGAGGCCACTGCGGAGACGATCGCCGCCGCGATCCGCGTCTTGTCGCAGGAACCCCGCGCATGAAAACCCTCCTAACTTACAAGGGCATAAAATACCTGTGCATCGCGGCGGCACTGCCAACGACGGCTGTGGTGACGCACAGGAGCCACAAGCAGATCAACCGTGTTGTGGAGCGCGTGCATCCTAAGCCCGTCCGTAGGTACGTTGCGGAGGTTCGTAAGCCTATCCCGGCCACCGACCTCCCCATTGCACCCGTCGCAGCCATCGCGACTGCTGAGTGTATCCCTGGAGGTGGCGGGTTTGCTGGTGGCGGCGGATCTGGAGGCTTTATCGGCGTAGGAGGTGGCGTTATCGGCATAACGCCCATCCCCAGCCCCACGTCGCCCGTTCCAGAGCCGTCCGGTTGGGCACTTATGATTCTGGGGTTTGGTGTTGTTGGTGGTGTTATGCGGAGGAAGGGGTGATGCTGATGGTAAGCCCGCACATCTTAGATATCAGGTGGCGGATCGCTGCGGAAGAAAAGGCAGGGCGCATGCCGCCTGCTCAATCCCCTTATGGCAACTGGTACGCGCGCAAACTTGACGACCAATGGGGCATCATCCAGCATATTAGCGACCGCCTCCAGAACGCGCGATTTGTACCAGTCAGCGATGCTGAATTTGCCGAAGTCAATTCACGCTACCGAGACTAACCCCCCAACCGCTTCCCAACCTGCCGCACACCCTCATTTTTAGCCGCCTCCACCAAAGCATCCTTGGCCGCATCGAGCGTCAGGGGTGCTTTGGGGTTTTCTACGATCTTGGCGACGGCTGGGATTAGGACGCGCTTGGCGAACCCAGCGAGCAGCTTTCCGAAGTTGATTTTCATGGTCGTGTCTCCGTGACTGAAACCGGGTCTGAGGGCGTACCGGCTGGTTCTGTGCCGCCAGTCTTTGGCCTGAAGGTGCCTAGGACGCCTACAAGGCCGGTCGTAAGGCCACCGAAGCCCAATGCTTCAGCATACCTCCCTGCATATGCCAGAATGGCCGCTATGGTGGCTAAATAGCAAATCGCGCCGACAAGGGTTGAGAAGGCGATCAGCGAGTGGCGCTCTGTCACAGCGGTAAACCCTTATACACACGCATCTCAGCGGCACGGCGATTGACCAGCCCCTGCATCACGCGCCCGCCCGACTTGTTCCAGGCAGGAAATTGCGCGGCTGCACCGTCATAATCCGCCGCCTTGTGCTTCTTCAGCAGCGTCGACCCCGTGAAGGCACCAACGCCGATGTTATAGGCGAGCGACACCATGGCGCCCTTCTGCATGGCCGTAGCGGGTGCCCCATCTAGCGCCTTGTCCACGCCTGCCGCAAACTCCAGTACGTGCGCTGCCAGACGCGCGTCAGCCTGTCCCTGCGTCCACGTAGCGCCGATGCTGATAAGGCGTCCCTGAGGGTCTGACGTTGACCCCCAACCGATCGTGATAGGCTTCCCACCAGTCCCCGGATCCGGGTACGCCGTCAGCTTGCACCCCTCAAACTTCTTGATGAGCGACAACGCGAATGGCAACCAACCCTCAGTGTCTCCGCCGCGCGGCAGGCCGAACATATCCGCCAGATCGTCTATAGCCGTCACCATCGCAGGCGTGAAGCGGTTGCCGGGTGCGTAGCGGCGGGCGTCAACGAATAGCTCTGCACGTGTCATCCCCGGCTCCTATCTTCTTTCCAACGCCCATTCATTGCAGCCATTTGCGCATTGGCGCGATCATGCCGCCATTTACGGTAAGCGGCGCCACTGAGGAACAGCACAACGCCATAGGTAAGAAGGGTTATCGACCAACCCTCGAATGGGCTACCGTTGCGCTCCCAGATAATAGCCACGGTCAGAAAGCTACCAGACCCAGCCATCGCCAATCCGACCCGCTCGACAGCGATCGTCATATGGCGATATTTGGTTATCAGAATGACGGAAACACATGTTAGCAACACGCGGCCTAATGAATTGAGAATATCCCAAAAGATCATTCCGTCTCCCCCTTCAGGCCGAGCATGAGAATGAGCTTCTTACGTATCAGTGGCATAAGGCCGATGCCGAACGCCGACCCAAAGAATGTCGTGCCGCAAGCAACGCGTATAGGAGTGATATCGACGTGGAACATATCAGCCACCACCAGAGGAACGCCAAAGACACCAAAAAACGTGCCGACGACTAAAGCAAAGGCAATCTCTCGCCAATGCATCGCTTTCCATGGGAGGGACCAGACTGACACAATGGCGCCGCCTATAGCTGCCATAGCGATAAGAATGATACGACGGCTATCTTCATCCATTACGACCTAGCCACCTTGCTAACATTTCCCAAGGCTTGTGGGGAAGTGCGCTCCAACCGATAAAGGCCAAGCAGACTACGCAACCGATCTGAAACACCTTTACCTCCTAGCAGCAAAAACACCGCCACCTGTGCTAATAGCATTTTGTCCAGCCAAAAGGTGTAATTTTCGTCTGACAATTGGCCCCGAGATGAATGCATTCCGATTTGTGTCATGCAAAGCATATAGACGGCCCAGCCCCACCAACGGAAACGCCCCGTCACTAGGGCCAGAACGCCCACAGACAGATCCGCGATCGTCCACAGGTCTACAGCCGATGTAGGAACGCCCTGCGCTCTCAGCCATGCTTGTGGCGAGGCGGCGACGTAAGTCCATTCGACGAAGCACCAGTTAAGCACGATCCCCGCTGCAAGAACGAATGCAGCAAGGCGCTGGCCTACCGGGGCATGAACGGCAAACACCACCGCCCCTAAGCATAGCCCCAAATAGATCAGCGCCTCGCCGGACATTACTTCGGCGGCACAGTCGGACCGTGCCCACCACTGCGCTGCGTCGATGCGGATTCGCTGTTCGGCTTAATTGGCGGCTGCGGCTTTTTCGGTTTATCGGCCATGTTCTATACTCCTATCGTGTCGCCAAGACTGAAATGTCATGCGCGGGCACAGCAATATCAGCAGTGGTCATGTTGGTATAGGTGATCGTTAGCGTTTCAGCAGCCGAAACCTTACCACGAACGAACACGCCATCAGGGAAACCACCAAAGTCCACCGGCTCGACGCGGATGCTGTCGCCCTGAACGGTGCCGATAACCGGCGTAATCGTCGTGATTTTGGTTTGCCCCGGCGTCAGCGTGCCGATGTTGTTGACAGAGCTGCCACCCGTGCTCCACCGATGGCCGATGCTGTTGACGGCGAACCCGGTTGCGCTGTTGGGCAGGACGCCGCCCATAGTGGTGTTGGCCTTGAACGCGCCGTTGGTGCCACCGGTTGCCTTGAACACGTTGCCGCCGATTGCGGAATCCACAACATCGCCGCCCGAGCTTTCATAGAAAGGCGCGGTCCCGGTATTACCGGAAAAGAAATTACCGTTGATAGCTAGGCCGGACGTGGGCACTGGCTGCATGTCACTACCCAACACAGGACCGCCGCGTGTAACCTCGATCAATGGTTTGTTGGTGGTACCCAGCCCGTCGCCGTTGTTGCCGATTATAACCAGACCCTGCGCAGAGCGGGCGCGGACGATCTGATTGACCTTCTCAAACGTGTTGTTGGCAATGTTGATGTTGCGCAACTGATACGGCAGCGTATCGATACCCTCAAAGAAAACAGCGGTACGTGACGGCGACCAGATCGTGTTCTGCGAGGCAATGAAGCCGTCAAGGTTATAGGCAAGTATGCACTGGACCGCGATACCGTAGAAATCGTTGTCGATCACACGGACGTTGGTTACGAAATCGGACGCCGCACCCGTACCAAATGCGAGACACTCCAGCGCGGTAACGTCGAACAGGTTGCCCTGGATTAGAACGTCATCGCCACGCTGGATGTTGATGGCCTTGTTCTGTGGCGTGGCAAACAGGCAGCCTCGAATGCGGATCGTGTTGCACTGGCCAGCCGCATAGGTGACGTTGACCAGTGATCCACCCGAACCGCCACCACCATTGGCACGAAGCACCATGTTATCGAGTGCGATCGAGGCGCCCTGCGCGATCGGCTCGACACGGAACAGATCCCGCGATGCGGTCTGCTGCTGGATACGAGCGCCGCTGGAATATTCGCAGTTACCTTCGCCTACCATGCGCAGGCTGCGGGTGATCTTAATGGCGTCGTCAACAAGGAACAGTCCCTGCGGAAACGTTACCTCGCCAGCGCCAAGGTATGGCGTGTTGGACGAAAACTGGTCGAAGCGGGTGTTGTACTCGATTTCGCTGACCGCGTCCTGAATTGCATCGGTATCGATCGCAATGCCATTGCCGACCGCACCAGCGCGTGACAGCGACTTTTCCATGATGCCGGACGTACCAGCGCCACGGTCGAAGATGTCGATCAAGCCCTTCTCGACGGTCGGGCGAACCGTGCTGGCGATGCCTGTCGCGTTCTGCCGCACAAGCGATCCCGGCACACCAGTAAACAGGCCATCCGCCTCGTTAGGATCGCCCACCAGATAGGCCACCGACAGCCCAGAACCCTGCAACGCCAGAACCGTGCTAAACGTGTTCTCAGCCGTCTGCGCACCGGACTGAACCCAGCGGCCCGACTGCAATGGCGTGAAGCCATCGGGGCGGATGACGGTCTTGCCGTTGTCGTTGGCAAGCGAACTGGCGTCGAACGTGAAAAGGCCAGATCCCGTTACCAGGATTGCCGCTTCGTCATTCATTTCATACGGTGAAACACCACGCAGCTCATTGATGCTGCGGACTTGCATAAGGTTCCCAGGGAACCGGAGTGTCGGATTGTTACCAAACATTGTCGTTCCTCGGGTATCCTGATACCGTGTCAGGTATGCGGTTTATCATCAAATGGTCGACGGGGCTATTCCTCATGTATTGGTTCCTACCGTCGATTCTGTTTCTTATCTTCCGCTGCGGCTCTTGTGGGTAGCGCCTGCTGAAGCGCCCGCTGCACGGGAAGGATGTCGTTAGCTATGGCTGGCTCCCGAGCTGCGATAGCCGACAGACGCCGTGCTGCATTCGCCAAGCCTTCAGGCCCGGATGCAGGCCGAGCAAGCCAGCGAGCGAAGCGCGGTGATGCCAGCAACTGACCAGTCAACATCTGCCCAACAGCGCCCGCTGCCGCCGATACTGGCGATACAGCCCCGATGCCAAGCAATGCGCCGACGTTGGTAGCGACAGCGCCACCAGTGTTGGAACGGTTCGCGTAGCCCGCCGCCGCCTTCGTGCCTTCAGTAATACGCGCTAGATCATTCAATGCATCACGCGCCTCGCCACGAAACAGCACATCTTTGGCGCGCGGTGTCATCTGGTTCCACTGCGTCAGGAACGCAGCGGGCGAGAATGCCGTACCTTCCGCGTTTTGAGCGCCGTTGGTGGCACGCCCAAGCTGGCTGATGACGGTAGCACGGACGCTCGCCTGATCTTCAGCAGGTAGCGTATCCATGAACCGGCGTAGCCTAGCGGAATCGCTACGGCTGGCATTCTGTAGGTTCTGATAGACGCGCTCTGGGGCATACGCCTTCTCGTTACGTCCACCGATGATCGGCTTGATAACTTCGTCGATCGTTTCGACGCGCTCACGGTGTGCGCGATCCGCTGCCAAGAACCTAGCGCGTGCGTCTGCTGGCAATCCGTTGGCAATGTCTTCCGAAATGGAATCCAGCACCTGTCCTGCGCGACGCTGAAAGTCCGTGCCGCGAAGTTCGTCAGTCTGTGCCAGTCCGCGCACGTTGGTGCGAAGACGGCGCAGGCCATCTACCGACAAGCCACCGGGGGCAGTAAGATCCCCGCCCAAGCGCTCCAGCGCGTTAGTGACAGGCGCGCTAGTACCCGGCGTTTCTGCCAACTCGCGAAGGTTATTGTCCAGCGTGTCGATTGCCCGCTGTGCCGTAGGGCGAACATCACCAGCCGCACTACGCGCCTCGTTATACATTCCTCCAACACGCTCGCGCGATTGACGGATATACGTCGCGGCACCACGCTGCGCGGTTTCGCCCGCCGCGACCGGCTGCTCTACGGCACCGACACCAGCAGCGACACGATCGCGGGCGGCACCAATCTGGTCAGACACGCGCTGTCCGCCCCGAATAACCGGACCGGACGACAACGGAGCCTGCGCCGCGCCTGACGTGAAACGCCGCGTCAATGGACCGCCCACGTCGGCTGGCAATGGCTCTACGCCCTGCCGCCCTGCCGCCTCCATAAGCTGCTGACCCGGCCCAGGGGGCACCGGACCACCGCCACCACGCCCAGCCAGATACTGAGCCGCACGTCCGCCCGCATAACCCAGCGCGCCACCCGCTAGCGCGTTACCGCCTGCTGCAATAAGGCGAGAAGAGGTATCGCCGTAGCTGTCATTATAGCCGTAGGCGGCACCGATGCCCGCACCGTTGCGAGCCAAGTTGGCCGCACTGGTGCCTCCAACGATGGGGACTGCAAGCCCACCGAGAACCTGTCCCCCAAGCCGAGCAACACCGTTGTTCTGTTGGTCATAAAGATCGTATCCCCTGCGTCGGTTTAGATTTTCGTTATAGGTGCCATCACCGCCTACCGTGTCGACGACTGCGCCAATGCGGTTGACGAGGCCAAGCGAGCCAGCGTTGGCGACACCGCGCGCAAACGCGCCTGCCGTACCGTCACCGGGATCGACCGGCTTGGCTTCGATGCCCGAATAATCAACGCCGTAGCCCGTGCCCCCGCCTGCGTAATATTCCGACAGCTTTGCGGCATTCTCCTGTGATAGCTCGCCCGCACCATAAAGCGCGTAACGCTGGCGGATGGCATCAGGCGACGGCTTCGTAAGCAGAAACGCTTTGTAGTCCGCATCCTGCTGCGGGTTGAGGCGATTGACGCCAGACTGCGTGGGGGCAAGCTGGTCGTTAAAAGCAAGAGTTCCGCGATCTTCAGGTGCGGCACTACGCAGAGCATTAACCTGATCCGCACCACGCCCAGCGCCGATACCAAAGCTTTCGATAATGCGCTGTCGTGCGCGACGCTTTTGCTCGATAACCTCTGGCCCTTCGTTGGGCTGCGGGAAGAACGTCTTTTCCTGCTTGTCAAATTCCTGCGGCGAGATGGCAGCGCCCGATTCATAGCGCAAACTAGCGGCGATGAAGTCGCGCTTAGCCTGCTCAGCCTTCTGGCGCTCAGGACTAGTGAAAGCGTTGGTAACACCTTCCGGTAGAATGTCTGCCGCAGCCTGACCTAATAGCCCACGCGGCTCCGTAGCCACTCCGCTGGCTTCGAAGTCACGGTTGGCACCCAGCGCACGGTTATAGAAAGCGGTTGTCTTGCCTTCATTTTCGGTCAGACGGGTTTCGTTGGTCAGCTTACGTGCATCCAGAGCAGCCTGTCGCTCTGCCGCTGCTGCCGCACGGTTAGCAGCAGCATCCGCGCGCTGTGCCGACTGATCAGCTCGCTGGTCGGAATTAACAGAAAGCTGGAAACGCGCCTGCTCCATCGGATCGATAGGCTTCGGACCGCCATAGATACGCGCGGGCGGCTGGCCCTGCTGCGACTGCTGCGACTGCTGCGCCGGGATAAGGTCTGCGAAAGGATTGTCTTGCGCCATTATTTACTGCCCCTGCGCCCGAAATACGGGACTTTTCCGTAACCCGGCAATGTAACGTGTACGTGATCGCCCTCATCTAGATACCGCGCTTTGTTACCAAAGTAACCACGCAATGCGCCTACCGATGTATTAGCGTAATCGACGCCATCGCCTGTTAAGTGGTGCGATGTAGCCACGCCGCCGACTGCGCGATTGCCCGCAACTGTGCGACGACCGCTAGTCATCGTGCCTGGAGCGCCGTTGATATCAGGGAAACGTCGCGCCCCCTTGCGAGGGCGCACCTCCCTGCATCTGACGAAGGCGAGCGTAAACAGCGCTCGGATCTGCACCGGCTGCGATTGCCTGTGCTGCCATCGCCTCCAGGTTGGCGCTGCCACCGGCTTGTGGGCGAGGCTGGGCTTGCGGCTGCTGCTGTGGCTCACCAGCACCACCCAACGGCACACCCTGCGCGTTGAAACCCTGAAGGTAACCACCAGCCGGAATAACCTTGTAATCGACCTGCTGCTGCTTCAGATATTCGCTGGCTTTGCCCGCCTGCGCGATGATCGCGGCGCGAGACTCAGGCGAGAACTGCCCGATGAACTTTGCTGCTTCAGGGTGCCCCTGCTGCACATACTGCTGGGCATAGGCGTCCCACTTTTCTGGCGTGTCGGCCAATAGCGCGATCTGGCCCAAGTCCTCGATCTGCTGGAGGGCCTCCTTGTGTCCGACCTCGCCAGCTTTGGTGGCAAAGCCCGCATAATCGAAGTCCCCACCAGCCGCAGCGGTTTGAGCTGCGCCCTGATAGTTACCCTGGCCAAGCTGCTGCGATGCCTGCTGACGCGCAGCTAGAACCTGCTGCATCTCCTGCTGCTTCAACGCCATCTGCTGACGCTGCATACCCTGCTGCTGCGCCTGCCCGAACGTCTGCAACGCCTCCAGTGCGTTGAAGCCCGGTCCCTGAAGCCCCCATTGAACAGCCATTAGAAGCCCCTAAAATTAAGCATGCCGTTCGGTAGCGTGCTGCCGATAGCTGGACCCTGCGCCTGCTGGCCATAGCTTGATGCCAGCCCCCCACCAGCATAAGCGCTGCCGATGTTGGCAAGGTTCTGCAATGCGCCCGACCATGCAGCACCACCAGCGAGCGCGCCATTAGACGCTGCATCCGCTGCGTTCTGACTCGACTGGTTGATGTTGTTGACCGTGTTGGTAGCGGCACCGGCAACCTGCCCGATAGCCTGCTGACCCTGGCTAGAGAGGTTCTGAAGGCCATTCAGCCACGAACCCGACGACTGATCCGCCAGTGCCTGCCCCTTGGCCTGTAGCGCCTTTAGAGTGGCACCAGACGCCCCCAGGCCGCGTGCATAGGCGTTGGAGTTAACCGCGCCCTGCCCGGTGTTGAGCAAGTCCTGATACCCGGTCGAGCCGCGATAGGTGGCAAGTGCCGCCTGCGCCCCGCTATCGCCCTGCGTTCCCAGAAAACCGCCGATAAGATTGCCAGCCGCATTACCGCGATCGATCGTCGGCTGGTTGAGTCCGGTGATATACTGCTGGTTCTGCTGTAGGCGCTGCTGCTCGGACTGCGCCTGCTGTTGCTGCCTCTTGGATGCCTTGCTAGCAGCACTGGACTGGATGGCCCCACCGATAAGCGACCCGCCTGCTGCGACGCCTGCTGCAATGACTACTGGTGGCATCTAGAGACCTTCCGTTACGAAATACTGCACATCACCGGCAATCATATCCTTGCCAAAGCCAACAGACTTCAACCCCATGCGTCTGATATAACAAATCGCAGCGCGGTTGTACACTGACGGTTGCCCCCAGACGGTATGCGCGCCCTCTTTGCGAACATAAGCCAGCATATCGCGTCCGGTCTGCATTGCATGGGCGCCACGTGCATCTTTGCGGACCATCAGATGGCACTCATAGATACCCGGCCCACGCCATACGAACATCGCTACAAACCCGCCGTCTATCAGGACGATGTTGCGCGGATCTTCGCACCAAGGCGTGAAATCCAGATGGTCGGGCGGATACATTGCGCCAAGGAACATCAGCGCACGCACGGACGGATCATTGCCAATCTCGTTTACGCGCTCTGCATCGGTTACGCGCTCGATCATACTAGCGGCAACTGTTCATCACGCGGGCGCACGAACCCAGGACGTTGCGGACCTTCGCCACCCTCAACCGTGCCAGTTGTCGGGATCACGACAGCGCCAACAACGTGCGTCGAATTGGTCTGCGCTGGGGGCGTGGTCGTAACTGCGTAGGTGACGTTGCCACCCTCGCGCGGTGCGTCGTTGTATGTCACGTAATCCGTGTCCCCTTCTCCGGTCGCGGTCACCGTTCCGCCCGCTACCGATACGCTTGTAGAAGGTCCACCAGTAGCAGACGGATAGATGCGCGTGTGCGGCGCAATGGTGATCGTCGTGGGGCTCGCGCTTAGAACAGACGTTGGATCGATGTAGCTGGCCTGTAGGGACGCCTCACGGGCGTTTGCAGCAGCTTGAGCCGCCGCCGCCGCCGCTGCTGCCGAGCTGTCCCCCGCCGCTGCATTCGCCGCGTCTGCCGCTGCCTGTGCGGCCTGCGTGGCTGCGTCCAGATTGGCAAGCGCCTCCTGGATAAATGGCAACTGCTGGATCTGCACGACGGCATCGCCCAGCGACTTCAGGATGTCGTTAAGCGTGCGCAGGAAGTACGTGGTCGGCTTGCGATCGGTTTCCACGATCGGTTGCGCCTGCGTTAGCGTTGGGATGCGTAAGGGTTTTAACGCCATGCTTGATTCGCAGCAGCACCAGCCAACCGAATGCGCTCCGGTCCGACATGGCTAATCTCAACCGTGCGATAGGGCTGCTCAGGCCGTCCCAAACGATAGAGCGAGCAAACATCGAACGGCGCACGCACGTCTAGCACGTCGTAATAGTCGGGGTAATCATCCTGACCATCCTTCCACCGAATGCGGATAGTGGTGTCGCCAGATGCGCCCATGCCCACAGAGATATTATCGTTGCGCTGAGGCTTCCCAAACAGCGCGATCGTGCCGGTAATAACCTTCTCGATCATGCGTCCGTCATCCGTGCCGTTAGCTGGATCCAGGCGCCACACAGCGCCATCAACAGACGATCCACAGAATACCGAACCTTGACGGTCATATCCGACACGGGCGTCCCATTCGGTACGTCCTGACGTAGCGAACTCGGACCACGCCTGCGTTGATGCGTCGTAAGCAAAAGAACCCTGTCCCGGTATGTTCAGGACGTAGAACTTGTGGCCGTCTAGACCGAACACCCAGGCGGATAGATCACCCCCCTTCTTACGAATGCGCTCAGCGATGCCGTTATCGCTGACGACTTGGGGAACTGCGCCACCACGACACACCTCGCCATCATTTGACACCCACATGACCGAATTGTCAAATCGCTTTACCGTGTCCCTCGCTAAACAGCCGCGTTCATAGATGCGGCCCGTGACGCGCTGGAACGGGGCGTCGACGTCCCCCGTCGACTGCCACGGCTCGATCGTGTCTTCAGAGAAAATCCAGAACTCATCGCCTACACGGCGGATGGCCACAGCCTTATCCGGCGAAAACTCAGCCGTTGCGAAGTCGAGCGGGTCAACCGTCGTCGCGCCGGGAACCATCCAGTAAAACTTGCCCGAACGCGTCAGAATCAGCAGGTATTGGTTGATCTGCTCGATATCCACCACCGTGCCCGCATCGTCGGGCAAAGCTAGAGTGGCGATTGTCGTCCCATAAAGGTACAACGCCGACCCGCCTAAGATCGCATAAACGAACGTCGTCCCGACCATCGGCGTAATACCTGTGCCAGCGATTGCACCTTTGGCTATACCAGCGGCGTACAACTGCCCGCCAGACACCGCCAGATCCTCGTCAGTCGACACCCGGTAGTCCATGCCCCGGATAGGGCCTGAGCCTAATGTGCGGGTGCGCGTGAGACCAGGGCGCTGGATACGTAGCGTTCCATCGGGCGAGATGCCGGACTCGTCCTTCTCCACATATAAATTGCGCAGGATTGTCTCGGGAACGAAACCGTCCGTGCGCTGGTAGGATTTCAGGCCGAGTGGGACGATTGGCATGGATTCAATTCCAAAGGTTCTTGACCGTGCGCCAGAATTCGGTCGCCTTAGTCGCGCTCCAACTGTCCTTAGCGTATTCCTGCTTGAAGTTATAGGTGTCTGCCCATGCGGAACCGCCACCCCATGCAAGCACGCCTGCAACCGTGTCCGGGTATTCCTTCACCAGCGCAGTGAATTCCTCCAGCCATGCCTTGCCGTTAAACTCTGGCACGCCGGAGCCATTCGACAGCCAGCCACGCGCACCACCACCTAGGCCAATCTCGGTAATCCAGATGCGCAGGCCGCGACGCTTGAACTCGTCAAACATTTCCCTGAAGTTTGCAGCGACAGCCGAACCCTTGATCTGGGGTGCGTTCTTGCCCGTCGATGGCTGGTCGTTGCCAGTCGTGGTCGGGTAATGGTGCGCAGAGAACTCCAGCTTTCCCAGAGGATCTATCTCGCCAACAGCGTCCAGTTCGGTCAAGGCGCGCTTGTATCCACCCACAGCGTTCCAGCCGCCCCAGCCTAGAATGATTGGGTATGTGATGCCCGCCGCACGGATGCCCTGGATAAGTGCCTTGCTGTCTTCTGCGTAGGTAGGCGACCATCCGCCGCTGCTGGTTTCATTCTGAAGTTCCAGCGTGATAAGGTCGTTCGGGCCGTAGGTATCCATCAGCTTCTTGCTGAGTGCGGTCCAGAACGGCAGCAGTTCCGGATTGCCCATCGCGGAATAGGTATGATCGTCAATCACAACCGCCACGTCTTCAGCCAGCGCAAAGTCGATGATCGTCTTGAGCGCCAGCCACTGCTTAGTAGGGTAGCCGTTGAGCGAAATAGCATCCTGGATCACACCGTCACGCCACAGCAGGCTCCGCTTGATCGGGATGCGGATAGCCCGCGCACCGCCGTCAAACACGTAAGGCGCGATGAAACGCGGCACGTCCTCGTAGTATCCGTTGCGGCTGTTGCTCAGCGAAGTGCCGTTACGCTGCTTTGGCTTAACAGGCGGCACAGGAGTTTCCGCACCCGGCAGACGCTCGCGCCAGTCATTGGTATAGGCATGGCCGCTGGGCGTCAGGCCCAGGTAGAAAAGGAACTTTCCGCCAAACTTCTCGCGGTTAACGGGAGTGGTGACCGAGATCACATCGTCGCCATCATCGCGGAAGGCTTTTGCTAAGTAGAAGATCATCGGATCATCCTTACGCTGCCGTCGCCGTGATGTTGTCGAGCTGACAACCGACCGTTGCGGAAGATGCAGCACTCGACTGACGCCAGCCGATAAGCCCCGGAGCCGCAAGTGCGGTCTGGGTACCCGCTGCTGGCGAGCCACTGAACACCTGAACCGCAGCGGCCCCGTTGACGCTCACCTTGAGTGTGTGGACCTCCGACCCGGCAGCGCCGGTAATGTCCAGCTCATAGTCCAGCGTATCGCCTGCGTTGAACGCCGGAGTGGCGGTCGTCACACCCGCGAAGTTGCTCGCAGTCGACGCCACGAAGCTAGCGAGAGTGTGGAAGGAACCGTTAGAACCAGTGCCTGCATAGTAATAGTTTGCAGCATCAACCACGCGATACCGGATATAACAGTTACCCGCCTTGGTGTTGACGATGGTCCGCCACTTGATCGTCTGGTTGATCGTCGGGGGCGCATAGCTGAACGTACCCTCACTCGGCACAGTCGTACCAGCCAGCGCGTTGTTGCGGATTTGGGACACGCCAACCGTCTGTGTAGTCGTATGCCCGCTGTCCGTCGTGTAGCTGGACATCGGCGTGTTATCAGCACCGGTAAACGTCGCGTTGAGGCCACCAACGGGCGCAGCGGCAGGCGTGGAGGTTACAACCGTGCTGACAGGCCCGGTTCCGATCGCGTTGACGGCACTGACCCGGAAGTCATAGGCCGTCGCGTTGGCAAGGCCGGTGACGGTTGCTGTCGTTGCGGTAGACGTGCCATCCGCGAAGGTCAGCCACGTGCTCGACGACGACGCCTTGTATTCGACAATGTAGTCCGTGATGGCCGACCGGTTGCTGCTTGGAGCGACCCAGGCAAGCGCGACCTGCCCACTGGACGGCGTTGCGTTAAGCCCCGTGACCTGCGCGGGCGCGGTTGGCGCAAGGTTGTTGGCCTTTGCCGTTGCGAGCGCGCTATAATACCTCCCGCCAAAAATGCGCTGGCTCGCCGCATCAAAGTGCAGGTTATCGCCGCCACTCGTCAGGCCTGTGCTGTCGACGAATGCCGTGAAGGCGACACGGTTGGGCGTGTCAGACAGCGCGGTCGAGATAGCCGTTGTAGTCTGCGCGCCACCGATAAGCAGCGCGCCTACGATGAAGGGCGAGTTGGTCGCGCCCGTAATGCTGGAGCGCCAGCGAGTGATAAGTGCGTCGAGATCTGCTGAATACGTGGCCTGTGACGAAGTACGGTCACCCTCGCCCTGGTGCCAGTCCGTCATGATGAACTGGTTGGTGCCACCAGACAGCGCCATTGCAGCGTTCGCCCGCGCGATGGCCTGCGTGTCGCCGCTTCCGCCCGCACGCCAGAAACCGGTATTGAACGCGGTGTTGCCCATCGCCACAGGCACAAGAAGCACCTTCCGCCCTGCCGCTAGCTTACCATCAGCGATGTACGCCTTGGCGATCGATAGGCCGGGACCGACCGTATTGGCGCCCTCATCACGGCTATCAAGCGGGTTGGCTGCAAGCGTGACGGTCTGGGCATCGTAGCCATACTGCATGATCCGGTCGTCGGTCGCATCAAGCGTGCCGTCGATCGGTCCATAACGCCCGACCATATTCGACTGCCCCGCAAGCAGGATGACATCGTAACCTGCGAAAGCGGTTGCAGCGGACACTGTAACAACCGCGCTAGACGTGCGCGGTGAGCCTATGGCGCCTGCGAGCGTCTCGGTGATATCCACAGCGCCTGCCGTGGTTGGCGTACCCGTAATGACACCGCCAGCGATCGACAGGCCAGCCGCCCCTGCACCAGAGAGCGCGATAGAGCTGCCGGACGTGAGTCCAGTGATCGTGCCGCTGTACGACGTGCCAACGGTTGCCACCGATGGCGATACAGTCAGGCTGTTCAAGGTTGGCGTAGGAGTCGGCGTGGGAGTTGGAGTAGGCGTGACAGTCCCTGCATCAGCAACCGCAACCTGCACAAGCGTTGGGTTCGGGCTGTTGAAATACCCCTCAAGAGCCTCCGTAAGCGTGATGGCCTTGGATCCTGCCGTCGTGAAAGTACCCGACAATAGCCCGCCAGAGACGTTCAACGTCGTACCATCATCAGCAGTCGCGGTGATCGTGGAGCCCGGTGTCGCGCCCGCAATGGTCGCGTTGAACATGGTCCCAGCCGTGAATGCCGTGCTGGACAGATAGAGCGCGTTAAGCGAGGGAAGCGGGTTGCCAGTTGCAGCCTCGACCAAAGCAATCAACCGGGCGTTCTGCGCCGTCAGAGCCTGCACCCGCGCATCGTTGTAGCGCTTGTATTCGTCGAACTGCTCAGCAGGCGTCGCACCAGCAGTAACCCCGGCACCCGTAACGGACAACGTCCGCCCCTGCCTGGAAACTACGATGCGATCCCCCGGCTGGAGGATATAGCCATCGGGGTAGGAGTTAATGCGGCTCATACGGTAATCCTATAAACTGAAACAGGAATGGTATAGGTCGCACCTAAACCGAGTGCTGGAGTGAAGTACCCTATGCTAACACTATTAGCTCCAACAGGGTAGGCATTTTGCACTTCGCATCCCGTCGTCGACGTGCCGTTGGGGATGACTACCAGCCTGCCCATGTCAGCAGTTGTGATGCCTGTTAGCGGCAACGTCATGCGCTTCATACCGAGCGCTAGTGATAGCAGCGTGGTTTCTGTGACGGTGACGTTGCCGACTAGGGTCAGGCGCCCGTTAGTTGGCGCCGCGGCGGGGATCGTCGGTTTGTCAGTTAGGTCGTTGTAAGAGTGCGTATGAGCCGCTGGCGGGAATGTGTCGGGTTTTCCAGCAAGGCTCGACCATGTTGCCCTAGGTGGCTGTGCAGGCGCCCTAACAGCCATTACGCGCCCGATCCGTAAATCATCACCAGCCGATTCCTGCCGGTGAGCCCAGAGATAGGCGCCAACGGCTCGTCATCGGCAACAGCGGCAATCCACTGAGGCATCTGAGTGCGGTTCACCTCGACCATTCCAGGCGCGATGTAGTGCCCCTTCTCCTTGATCGTAGGCATATCGCCCGCGTTGCCAGTCCAGCCCGCATACCAGACCCAGCAGTTGGTCGGGTTGTACATCTTGAACGTGGTAACGCCCTTGCCGTTCATCGACGGCACAGGAACCGCTACAGGAGCCGTCCCAACCGGGATAAGAACAGGTTCCACCGACAAATTACGGCGGAACGGCTGAAGCATCGTGTCGTTCGGCATTACTGCTTCACCCAGCCGCTATCGGAAGTCTGCACGCCGCCAGAATATGCACTGGAACGAACCCACGTATTCGTGCCGTCTGTAACGGTATCCGTCAGCAGATTGCCCGACGTGTCATAAGAATAGGTGTGCGCCTTGTACGTCGGAACAGGGTTGCCATTCGTATCAAGATCGGTTCCGCCACCACTGCCGCCGCTCTGATTAGCACCGGCCAGAATCGTCGTAGGATTGCCCAGCACATCAGTGATATAAACCGGCTGTGACTGACCGTTAAGCGATGCACCCTGCGCCATCAGTAATATACTCCTACTGTTTCACTACGCTCCATACCAAAGCGCGTTACCAGAGAAGTCTTGAAACGCATAGACGCGACCGCCGTTGCTTCTGGAATATCAGAGCCAAACTGGTCCGATATTTCCACAGCTAGACACGATGCCAACCCATTCAGATCGGCATACGAACGGGGCGCTTCATCATCCAGCGTCAGCCCGTCGATCGTCTGCCACTTCTTCACCGTGCCATCGTAGAGGTACGTCTGGGTGCGGCCCATGCACATATCGGTGATCGTAATAGCCGAACCATCACGCGGCGGCTTTATGCACCCCTGATTACGTGGCTGGCGGACCGGATCGGCTAAAATCTCATTGCCGTAGTCGTCCTGGATTGGTGCGCCCGTGTCATCCCAGATCGGATCCCACACCAGCGAATTAGTCCCGAAGTCATGCCGCCAGCAGCCATCAACCGAGATTTGCGGGAGGCTCACAAAGCAGGCGTCTTCACTCTCACGGATAACGCGCTCATTCGGGCGAGCGCAGTAATCCTCTGTAATAACCACGTCAACGAGCCGCCCCGATGCGCCTGAGGCTATCCACCCCAGATACATCGAGCGCAGCGCGTTGAGCGTGTCCACCATGTCGGTGGGGCGCGCATCCCTTCCAGACCCAACAACGCCCAGTTTACGCAGGGCGAGGTTACAGACGATGCGCGCCAATGCCACCTTACTTGGTCGCGTCTACGAGCTTGCCACGCAGGGTCTCAAGCGAAGGATTACCCTGCACCGTGATACCATACGTGCGAAGCTCAGCCTTGATAGCAGCCTTCTCGGTGCCCTCTTCGGCACGTTCGCGCTGCTCATCGTCGGTAGGCTCATCGGCCTGCGCGACATTAGCCTTCTCGTTATCGACAGCGAACGTCGGGTTGTCGTGGATCGCATCGTACATCGCGTGGCCCTTGGGGACAGTCACCGACTGCCCCTTTACGAAGACAAGATCCCCCATGCGGACGATCTGCGAGGCTGGATCTTCGTCACCCAGCCACACCGCCTTGAACCCACTCATGCGGGGTTCTCGATGACGCCGTTCAGTTCGGCGGTGATCGAACCCGTTGCGTTCGTGGTGGCGCCACGCACCGTCAGGATGATATTGGTGAACGCCGTGTTGTTGAAATTACGGCCCTTGACGTCAAGGACTGCAACCTGACCCGCTGCCGCTGCCGACGTGGCACCGAAATAACGGGTCGAGTCGGCTGCATCACCAAGTTCAACCGTGACACCTGCGCCAAGAGCGTCCCACTTCATGAAGCCGCCCTTGACGAGGAAGTTGCGGTGGACACGGAACATGAGAACCGTGTCATTGACCGCGATGGCGCCCGCCGACTGTGCGCCGAGCGTGAACGTACCAGAAGCGACCTGAAGGCCGCGGCCGTCACCCGTCGGACCCGAAACCGGATACGTGGGTGCGGTCATCTGAAGCGATCGAAACTGAGCCATTATCTAATGCTCCTTATGCGAGGGCCGGAACGGCGGTTACCGAGGTGACGATGCCGTACTGGACGCCGCCGTAGCTGGTCTTCTTGACGCCGCGCAGCTCTTCGATTGCGACGGCAGGACGGAAGCCATAATCTTCCGTGTAGTCGGTGCGTGGCTGCGGAGTCTGGCCGATGCCAACCGCGATAGCCGACTGACCGCACAGGAAGCCCATCGCGAGATCCGTACCGCCCGAACCAGCACCCGGAAGCAGAAGCTGATCAAGCTCGGGAACTTCGCGAATGATGACCCCGAGGTACATCAGATCGCCGTCCTGGAACAGCGGGTTGCTGTCCACGCCACCAGCTTCACGCGGGCGCGATGCGGTGTTGATGCTGACGATCGTAGCGTCCTGCGAGAGAAGGCCGAACTCACGGCTACCCACGAAGTATACGTACCACTCGCGCCCTGCCGTCATGTCGGCACGGAACGGACGAATGTTGGTCGTCATGCCGGTCGGGCCGACAGGAGCGCCGCCAGCATTCTTGGCGATGGTCTTCAGCAGGCGGATATGCGCTGCCGACGACTGACCGCTTGCCTGCGACACCGTACCCAGCGACGTTGCCCAGTTGCCCGACGCCGTGTTGGCGCGTGCGTTACCGAACACGATACGGTCGCTATTGTTGACGAGGTAGGCATTGCGCTGTGCTGCCGTAGAGAAGCCGTAGAGAACGGTCTGATCGGTGCCGGGAAGGCCCTGATTATCGAGCGCGCCGGGGATGACCACCGATGCAAACTCGTTAATCACATCATCGCGCAGGCTCTCGGTGCACCAGTCGCGAAGCTGCGGCTTGGCTTCCGAAAGCAGGTTGATTTCCGTGCGAAGCTGCGTCGACTTCGGAACCTTGACGGCGTTACGACGCCAATCGACCGTGACCGCCGTATTGAACAGGCCCAGATCGGTTTCGTTGCCCTTCAGGATTTCCGAGCCACGAACGCCGCGACCCTTGATGCGGGTGATCATCGGAAAGTTGATCGTATCCCCGCCCTTGTCCTTGAACTCATTCATCATACGGATGATGCTGGTGTTCTCGGTGCCCATGTAGGGGAAAAGGGCATTTGCACGGATGTATTCGCGCGTAAGAGTCTCGCTCCACTTCTGGACTGCGAGCGCGCCTGCAAGAACGACTTCTGCCATGGTAGGCTACCTTTGAAAGATAGCGCTAAAGTCTGCCGGTGCTGCTGGCTCCTTGGCGCTGATCGGGCTTGAATCCGATGCGATGGAACGTGGCGGCATGGCGGTCTTTGGCGCCGGTTGTAACGTGGCCGCGACAGGCGCGACCGCTGCGGGTGCGGTAAGGCCACGTTTCGCAATCTCCCGTTCGATCAGCTCGTCGAGCGAGCTAACGTCGGTGGGCAACTGCGAATAGAGGCCGTTCCGCTTGTGCTGCTGGACGATCCAGTCAAAAGGCATAGCCTGCATCGGCATTTCAGCTTCAAGCATTGCGCGGAAACCCGGATCCTTTTGCGCCTTCTCAAGCGCCCAGTTCCTTGCTTCCTCAACACCATCCTTGCCGTACTTTTCAACGGCCCAGTGGTGGCTCAATTCCATCTTCTGCTGCTGCAAAGCCTGCTGAAGATGCTGCTGCTGAAAGGCCAGGTAGCCTTCGGGATCGTCATAGGCGTCAGGGATGGCCTGCGGAGCGCTCTGCTGTGCCTGCTCAAGTCGGGCGGCTCGCTCTTCAGCAGCCTTCCGCTTGTCACGCTCATCCATCATAGCCGCAAGGGGGACGTATCCCGGCTTAGGCTCTTCAGGTGCACGCTCAGTCTGGACTTCGGGTGTTACCGGCTCGGGCGCTGGTGCCTCTGCTTCAGGTTCCGCAACTGGTATGGGCGTCTCGACTACTTCGGCGTCCTGCGCCTCGTTTTCGGGGAATGCCTGATCCAGAAAGTCCGCCATTATGACTCCTACTCGGTCGTCTCGTGACCGACATACGCAGCGCCCGGTACAGCGGCGGCCTGTGCAGTGTTACGGTCTGCCAACCTATCGCCCTTAACCCATGGCGGCGGGTATTGTGGTATCTAAATACCCGTTAATAGGGTTGCTTGCAATAGGTCTTTGTGGTTACTTAATGGTGCTGCGGGTGCCGATGGGCCCTGCCGATACCCACCAGATCGACGTTGTTCCGTAATTGATCGGAAGCGCCCGCAGCACCCTAATCCATCAACGCCGCTATCGGATTAAGCCCCAACCCCGCATACAACTCAGCCTGTGCAGTATCCGCATCGGCAGCCGTCTTATGCGCGCCTGCCACGGTTGCCAGCGTCTGAGCCTGCTTATGCTCGACCTCCACAGCCTCCAGCGCCTCACCCTTGGCCTGCTTGGCCTCAAGCGCCTGCGTCAACTGCTGGACCTGCTGGGTTAGCTGCTGGACCTGCGACTGCTCGCGTTCCTGCGTGAACTTGTCCAACTTCTCAATGATGCGGGTCTTGTCGTCCAGCGGGCTAATCTCAAGCATCAGCTTGAACTCAGGCGTGGAGACAGCGGCCAGACCGCCAGCGTTAGTCACCAGCGAAGTCAACTCCGCCCAAACCTCCTGCTGAAGGTTAGCTGTGTCTGGCGTCGTATCGAGAATGATATCAACCTGCATCTCAGCAAGCCGGTTCTTATAGCCAACGATACCCTGCGCCATCTGAACCATAGGCTGTCCGGTCATCGGATCCATGGCAGGCTGACCCGTGGCAGGATCCACCATCATCTGCGGAACCATGCCCATCTCAGGCTCATTCACCTGCAAGAACTGCATCGCCTTTGGATCGTCGGTAGTGCGGACAAACCACGGCTCATTCTTGAACTGGCGCGCGCGGTCCCACATAGCCCGGTAGCAATCCAGTTCCCACGATGTCAGGCGTGCGAGCGGACGTGCAAGCTCGGTCAACCCGGCCTGTTGCGATACCAGCCGCGCACGCCCGGACTGCGACGCACCATCCTGCCGACCAAGCACAGCAGGCGTCGGCCCCATACGCTCGATTTCGTTCTTGGCCTCCTGCATCCGCATCAGGTTGGCGCTGGACTGCTCCGCCGTCGAAACGATTGCCCAGCCAGCCGGAATAACGCCGTCAGCCTTAGCGGCCTCCATGCGCGCGATGTCCTGATCGACAGGCGGTGCGGACGGATCGGTCTGCTGTACCTGACGACTGTTCATCAGATGCAGCGAGCGCGATCGGCTTGCGTTAACCTCGTCCTGGATCGGTATCATGTCCTGGATAGGGCCGTACCGCCAGTTCTTCGCGTCAACGTAGCAGCTAACCGCCTTGATCGGGTTGTCAGGCCGCTGCTTGTCATCGAGATACGGCGACGGACCATATTCCAGCACGCCAGATGCGATGTAGACGATGCGCTTCCACTCGCCGTCGATTACACGATATTCTTCGACCACCAGCACGCGACGGCGACGGGTATTGATCCAGCCCGCGCCCTCGTCACCCGTGTCCTCGAACTTGTCCGACCCGAATATGCCGACGCCATCGGGCTTCAGCGGGTCACCTAGTTCATCGATCCTCGCACGCCACTTCTCCATGACCTGTTCGGCGTCCATCCACTTCGCCATGCCCATATATCGAGCGTCGGCAAAGTCGTTACGACGGCTGTAGCGGTCTGCGTAGAACTCCTTCCACCGGATCTGCGTGGCAACGATCCTGTCGTCGTCCATCTCGATAATGACGGCGCCCGTGCCTTCCACCAGGAACGACTCTGCGACCTCCATTTTCACATCGCCAAAGTCGCAATCGTCTGCAACGTAGCGCAGAACCTTGCTGGCAACGTCCGCGCTGTCCTGGTCGTCTGGGTTGCGTGGATATGCCTGCGGGTCGCTACGTGCCGCCTCCAACACGCCCAGGATGCCGTTGATGGCTGGGCGGATGCGGTTGGTGTAGATCGCGGGCTGGTTGCGCGTCTTGAGCGTTGCGCGGACCTCGCTCGACAACTGACCCGGCCCGTCGAAATAATCCCGCGCTTTCTGGTTGCGCTGCGACATGCCACCGTCTTCAGCCGCGCGCGCATCGTCGAAACCCTGACGCAACCGTTCGATACTAGGCGGTGTGCCCTTAATGTATTCGGGCAGGGTCTCGGTCACGCCAGTTAGCGCAATGCCGTCTTTGTTGTCGTCATCAAGGATCATGCGAGCGCTCCGGGCGGGTATTCTGGTACCTTTAGCACATCAGCCCCATGCACTACTAGATGGCTGCGGGCGTCGTCTGTAGTCACCATCGGGCGGGTTGGTGGATTCAACCTTCACCTTGACGATTGCCGGGTGCGCTTCATCAATCGCGCGACCGATGTTGGCAGCCGCGTCAATCTCGTCATCCCACTTGCCAGCCGGGAACTTGCGGTATTGATCCAGCACTTCTTCGCCCATCGGTCCGATAGGGATATGTACCTCGCCCATCGCAGCCTTGGCCTGGAATGCCTGCGCTTTGGTTGCCTTGTCGCCGCCCGCTGTTGATAGCGGCTCGATACGACACAGCACACGGTTACGCCGCATTGCAGCCCTGACGAACGGCTCTGCTGACTTCCAGTTGTTGTCGGCTTCAGGAAACCAACATAGCGGCTTCCATTTTTTGATGAGTGGCAACGCACCTGCATCGGCTAACGTCTGATCGCCCGTGTGTTCGTCGAGCTTCACACCCATCGCCACGTCGATCGTGCCTTGTACACGATAGCCGTCGAGCAACCAGATCCCTTGGTGCTCATCAATTCCCCATACCCGGAACACGTTAAAGTCGTTCTTCTCGCCGCCTCCAGGTGCATGATCGCTGGTCATGTAAATGTTGAGCGCGCGTGGACGATCGGCCAGCGAGAACCGCTTGAACCAATCAGTTTTGAAGAACGTACCTTCGTCCGCTGTTGGCTTCTGCTGATACAGGCTGGTCCACGTCCGTGTGTTGCGCTGGAACGGCGCCCAATGCTCATGACTGAACCACTCAGGCCACAGCGTTTCGCCTATAGCGCGCTCCAGGGGGTCGTCATCACGGTCTGCAATGGCGGGCAGACAGATCACCTCCCACCAGCGTCCATCACGTCCGTAGAACGCTCCTGACTGCCCATCCCAGTCTTCAGGCAAGATACGCCCAGCAGGGTCGTCGGCATGCCACCGTGTCAGGATCATGATCTGCGGCGAACCTGGAATAAGACGCGAGCAGAAGTCATCCGTGTAGGCGTCCCAAGTCGTGTCACGGATTACCTGAGACTCTGCCGCCTGCCGCCCCTTGATAGGATCATCGAGCACGCCAAGCGCGCCACGGTTGCCGGTGAGGCCGGACAGGATACCGCCTGCCATGTATTCGGAGCCATTCTCCAGCGCCCATTCGTCAGCCGCCGATTGATCGGAACGCAGCGCGCATGACGGGAAAATGCGGTTAAAGCCCGGTGTCTTGATAAGCTGGCGAGCGCGTCTGCCCTGCTTCTTTGCGATGTCACTGGCATAGCTGGCAAGGATCACGTTGCGCTTGGGCTTGGTTGCCATGAACCACGGGACATAGACGACATCCACATAGGTGGACTTGGCAGAACCTGGAGGCATCAGCACCATGAGGTTAGGAACGCTGGCCGTGCCAAGTAGCTGAAGCTTGCGCAACAGAAGCGCGTGATGGCTCGCAAGCTTGGGCTGGTGCAGGCCTGTAAAGCGTTCCTCGTCGGGATCTTCGCTAACCGGGACAGTTGGAATGTCGACCGAACAGGCAAAGTCCGCGACATAGCGGCGGGCTAGTTCGTCGCGTGCTGCCTGTACGTCAGCCTGAGTAAGTCTAAGCGCCACCCTTTGCCGCCAATTCGCGCAATGTGGCTTCGGACAAGTCGTCGACAGGCAAGGACTTCACTTCGTGCTGTATTGCCTCGCCATCGGGGCCACTAAGTTCTTTGGGCAAGATAGACGCGACAATCTTGACGTAATCGCCTGGGCGCTCATCTCTCATGTCGATAATAGCCTTGACGCCGTTAGTGTTCCAATCAGCCAGAAGCGCATCTATGAATGCTTCACCAAGTCTTGCACGCGCACCTTTGGGGCGTCCGGCTGGATTGCCAGACTGCCCCGGCTTGAAACGGGTATCCCTGATTTTGCCTGTAACTTCAGGATCGTCCATCTCTCTCACTTAACCCCAAACGCCCGAAGCATCAAGTGGGCGGTGCCTTCGTCCTTGGTCTTCATGCGGAGGTGGCCAATTCGCGCCCGCGCTTAATAGCCGCGAGAAGCAACTGCTCATTTAAGCTATCAGAGTTGTAGTGCGCGGCCTCGCCAATCTTGCGCGCTTCAATCAGGTCTGGATCAATTGGCTCGGGCAGTTCGTTTAGAATTTGTCCAGCCTCATAAACAACGCCGTGACCATTCACGCCAACAACATTTCGATTGCACTGGATGGCCTTGCACAGCGCTCGGATCCTAACGACCATTTCCGGTGACACACTCTCGCTCATCATCGTTCTCCTGAAGGTGCGCTCAGACGGCTCACCACGGCCGAATCCCCTCATGACAGCCACCCTTAGGCGTGCAGATGACCCGATCCTTGGCGATTGCGGGGGTTGCGGTAAAGATGATGGCGACGATTAGAATAAGCTTACGCATTAGATGCAATCCTTCTCAAACTGTTCCCGAGTCCCAATCGTAACGCCGGTCACTGAGTCGCGCTGAAGCTGGCGACCGCGTTTGATGGCGGCTTTAGCAATGCGAACTTCTGGATAGTGATCGCAGTCACCCTCTGAAATTCTCCGCAAGAATGTTTCAGACTGATCGCGGCTTTCCAACTGGCCGATAGCAACATTCCGCGCCTCCACCAAATCCACATCCACCGGCTCCAAAGCGGCAACGATCGCGCGGGCTTCTTTGATGAATACTGAGCCGATCCCGTGACCATTACTTTCGTCGTCAGCATAGTGGCACTGCGAAACAGCATAAGCCAGCTTCCGCATCCTCTCCACCAACTCAGGCGACACAGCCCGCTCATCTGGGGTGGGAGTGGGGGTGGTGACGGCGATGATGTTACGGATTGTCCAATTTCCCAAGCGATGCGAGCCGTCTTCATTGAACCAGTTTACATTTCCATCTTCGAGAGCGGGCACGATTCTGCGCGTCATTTCGCCATCGGAGCAGGGTTCGTATCCCACTAAAGAAACGTCCATTACCCGCCCATCGATATGAACAGCTTCAATTTCCTTATACCAATCAATCATCTCAAATCTCCCTATTGCGTTCGTACACCCAACAACGGTATATGTCCAGCGTCAGCCGCGTTTCATCTCCGCGACACTGGCGCCAATGATCCGGGTTGAGCGGCTTCTCCCTAAGCTCCCGCTCCCCGGATTTTTTGTGTCATTCGCAGAGAGCGTCGCGCTTGGCGTCATCCCAGTGGTTTGCAACGTTGTCGTATCCATCGCACCACGCATCGAAATAGAACGTGCCCTTGGGTCGGTTGTTCGTATCACGACGTTTGCCAGCATTAGCAGCTTTTGCACCCGCAACAGCGGCTAAGTGTGCTCGACGATTACTAATGTCTGCCATCTCATTTCTCCTTTCTTGGGCAACCAGCCGCACGCCACGATACAACGGCCTCGATCCAATCCTCAGCCTCTTCCATGGCGCGGATTGAGGTTTGATATTCGTCCTCAACCTCTCGATCATCCATGGCGTTAAAATCCGCCTCATAACGCTTCCATGCATTTTCCATCTCAACTCTCCCTATCAAAAACAACCGGCCACACACCCGACCCCAACCGCCGCCAGAGCAAACCGTGCATACCAGCAAGGCTAAGCCCCACCGACCGCGCAGCCTCGTCCCTGTTGGCCCCCATGCGAGATAGCGCCAAGAGTTGTGCGTAGCGATCGTTGGCGGCGGTGGTGTGGGTCATGGCATAGCGGCCACAGCAGCTTCGACAGCATCCCATGTCACGTAAGCAGGATCATCATACTTCCTGCCGTGATTGACGTGATTGTGGACCGCCTCGACCAGATCGTCATACTGCTTGCCGGTAGGATGCGCGCCCCACTCGTAAGCTGATGCTTCGTCTGCCCCGCGTCGAATGCCTCCAGCGTATACTGCCTTCAGCAGTTTCCAATCTAATTGGTCCATCTCACATCTCCATTCATGCCCATACGGGCGGGTTGGGGGCTAACTGTGGGGCTGGATATACCGTAAAACCGCCTCACAGCCCCGTACAGCTCCTTTACAGACTTTCCCCATGTACGGCGCACCTAAAGTGTCCAGCGGTGTTCACAGCAGCTTTTAATTCGGCATAGCTGATAATGCCTTCGCGGTGCTGCTTGTTCGCCGTTTCGACAGCCTCGCAATACGCGATATCGAATCGCTCTATCGAAGCTGTCAGCGCCGCCATGCTCTCCTTCACCGCCAGCCGATGCTTGGCCGTGCGCTGCGTGGTTGTCTGGGCGGTCATGCTGCGTGGGCCTGAGCAAAAGCCCGAGCAACCCAAGCCTGCTCGGTCTCCATGTAAGCCCGACGGCAGATCGTCAGAACCTCGCCAGTGGCCGTGCTGAAAACCTCCAGGGCCTTCTGCTTGCGGCTGGTGCCATCGTAGGCGGGGACGTTAATGATTTCGTAGTCCATGGTGCATCTCCTTGCTGGCGTTGGTTGGTGTATGACACCGTATCGGAATGCCGTCAACTACCTTCTGCAATTATTTTCGCGCGCCGACGACGCTGAGCCTCACGCTCCAGCTTTTGCCGACAGATACGGCAGGATCCGACAGCGCGATCGGTACGGGCCTTGGTGTTGGCCGGGGTTCGCGGATGGCCGCATGGATATAACTCAGCCACGGGCCATCCTCTCCAAACGCCGTGTAAGCGGGTTCTGATGGCCGCTACGAGCCTTGTCTGCCCAAAGCCTATACCAGTACGCCCAGACCGTCCCATCGGCCTTCACGGCCCTGCGCTCGTAGTGAGCTGCGACCCGTTCCGCGACGGTCATGCCTTCACCTCCACATAGTCACCGCGACGAAATGCGTTGACGACTTCGGTAGCTGCCGACTGAGCGTAATACTCGGTCAGACCGGCGTCAGCGGCGAACTCTGCGCGGATTCGAGCGATGCGGGCTTTCTTGGCGGCGGCGTGTTGTGCGAGGGTCATCTGGGTTACTCCGTTGCTGTTGATTGGTGTATGACAGTCCTCTGGCGCCCCGTCAACACCTATTTTCACCCCCGCCACAACCGAAGATAGGCGGTGGCGTGATGCGGCTCGATCCCATAGCGGGCGGCGAGTTTGGCAGGATCCGCCTTGTCCAGCTTGGTGGGGTCGGCCTTCATCATTTCTATGAGGAATGTTGTTAGGGGCATGGTCTGTTTCATGGCTTGACCTCATGCACCTGAGCCGTTCCAAGCCTGAGACTGGCCTTCCTCACCATATCCCTTGTTCCATTGCCGCCTGGGAATGCGAGGCAGTGAGTTGGCTTGCCCTCGTCTAACATTTTCGTGTTGCGATCGGGGCCAGCGCGTCCAACCATCGGAAACCCTAGGTTCTTAACGCCACGATCTTCAGCCCACTGTTGAGCGTGAAGATCCGCGCCGCCGTATGGACACCGGCCTTCGATTATTGCGGTTATGCCGTGCTTGGCGTGAATGCCGTCTAGCATTCTCCATACTCGCGCTTTGTCAGCGTAGTGCCTGCCCCCGCATACCAGCAGCCTCATACCGCCCACACCCTCTTACCGTTCACCCGCCGCAACCGTAATCCCGCCCGTCTGTTGCGCTCCCTTACCTCCCACAGCGCCTTCAACTTAGTTAGGCGGTAGATCGGATCGGTTGCGTAAAGATCGCGCCGTCTGGTTGCTCGGCGGTCGTTGTCGAACAGGCGGTAATGGTCGTCTGCTGTCATCTCGACCACGCCTACCACGGTGACCACACCTCTTTTCAAAACATCCGACGACAATACCTGCGCTACCCCCATATCCCCTTCTCCAACCTTTTCTTCTATATTTATAACTTTGGGTGTGGTCATTAGTAAAAAGCCCCGGAAAACTGCCAAAAATTGGTGACCACACCCCTGTGGTTTTAGGGTGTGGTACCACACCAGTTTGGGTGTGGACACGTTAACCACGTTGCGAGTCATTCTTAAAAAAGGGTGTGGTCATCTGCCAAAAGACCACACCTGACCGCAGGGTGTGGTCACCCTTCATAGACCCATACGCGCGTCGTTTTGCGGCTCCCGTCGTCCTGCCGCATCTTGGGGGTTTTCTGCACCCAGCCAAGCCCAGACATGACCGTAGCAATGCGCGTTTTCGTAAAGCCATCCTGCCGATCGAGCGGGATCTTGATGATGTTCGTCAGGATCTGGACAGACGTGTAGCTCATACCGCGCACGATCGTTTCGCCTACGTGGTCCTGCCACGGATCGATTGAAACGCGCTCGACCTGCTCAGCCCCAGCAAGCACACTGTCGTGCTCGTTCAGCCACCAACGCTCCTTATCCCGGTAACGCTCGACCGCTTCAGCCCACAACTGGTCGCGCTTTCGGGTCAGCTTCTCCATGTCAATCCGCGTGCATGTGACGGGCCAGTAACGCCGGTTGCCGGTCGGGTCACTGAGATAGCCGGTATCTGACTTAGGGTTGACGGACGCGGCTAGGACGCACTGGCGAGGAGTCTCGACGGTATGCCGTCCGTAGGATGGGCGCACCTTGTCCGTCTGCATCGTGATGATGGCCTTGACCAGATCCACGTCCGCGCGCCGGATCGATGACAGCTCGGCAAACTCTACAACCCACTTGCCCTGGATCTGCTCGACGAACCGCTTATGGTCTCGCAATTCGTTGACCATCTCGGTAAAGTTATCCGCGCCGAACAGCACGCGAAGGGCGGTGGACTTACCAAGGTTCTGCGGACCCTCAAGGACAAGCATGTTATCCATCTTGCACCCGGGTTCGTAGATGCGAGCGACAGCACCGATCATCCATTTAGGACCAATCATCTGCTCGTATTCCGTGTCGGGCGTGCCGAACAGAATAGGCAGAAAGCGGTCCAGTCGGGTTACGCCATCCCACTTCAAGCTATTGAGATAATCGCGAACCGGGTGATAGCCGTTGTCAATACCGAGACGCGCGACGGCTGTCGGAATGTCGTTCTTGTTAGGCTGAAACCCGGCTTGTTCGATGATGATCTGAATATCGACGTAATCAGTGTCGCATATTGGGATGCCTCGCCATTCAGTGTTGCCAGTCATTTCGTTGAGGCGGATTGCAGTGCCCAGACTAGGCAGGTTCCGCAGATAGGTCATAAGATTGTAAAGGGTTTTCTTTTCCCCCTTCGACCCGACCTGAAGCCGCCCTCTCCAGGCGTTGAGCGGCACGACATCAGCTTGCATTTAACTGCTCCATGACATGGGCAACGGCGTCATCGCCGGTTTCGTCTGTTGATCTTGCGAGAATATACAGCCCA